AGGGTAAAATAATCATTGCCTCTATACGCTCACTCTCTGATCTTACAGAATCACGGGTCCTACACAATGCAGCAATACAGAAGCAAAAGTCCTTGTTGTCAAAACAGGATGGTCTGGAGAAGGAACTTCTATTGCTGGATCTCATCAATGGTGGTATGCGGAAAAACTCAGAAGAGTACATCCTCACATCAGCAGCAATAGATGCGAAGAATGCAGCTAAGAAGGCAGGCTTTGATGTAGGTTCAGCTGAGTACGAGATGATACTAGCAGAAACAGATGCCCTGACAAAGTTGCAGGTTGCGCTACAGAAGCGTGCTGATATGGCTGCTGCTGGGGTGAAGATAGGGGCAAATGGTACAGAGGTGAGCACTACAGGTGTTGATGCTGATTTCAATGACATGCTGGCTGATAAAGAACGATTACGAAGTTTAGATCTCGACAATGAAGACCTTTATAAACAAAAACTCCAAGAAATTGATGATAGATATAATCTGCTTACCAAGAATAAGATGGAGCAGTTTGGTATCACAATGACGGAAGAGGGTAAAGAGGTTCTACTTAGTTCTGATGCAGCCATCTTTGCTGAACGAGATGAACAGCTAAAGGCATTAGAGATTGCTAGACGTGATGGGTTTATTGTTGATGAAGCTACATACCTTGAGCGAAGAAATGAACTCACAAGGGAGTATGACCAAAAGGCTATTGATAACCGACAAGCTCAGTGGGAAGAATCTATTGAGCACAAGCGGAACATGAACCAGATGGAGTTGGCTGACAACATACAAACAGGTATTGATAATCTTGCATCAGTTAAGAAAAACAACCGTGCACTTGCTGTTGTATCAAAAGCAGCAGCTATCTACAAAGCTGGCGTATCTTTTGTCGATGGTTTATCAGAAGCTAACAAACTTGAGTATCCACTGAACATCATGGCATATGCCAAGGCGTTTGTGCAGGGTACAGCTCTTGTACAACAAGCCAGCTCATTAACTGCACCAAGCTATGCATTTGGGGGGGTTGATATCAACGGTGCTGGTACAGGCCGCTCAGACAGTATACAGGCAAACATTGCACGTGGAGAGTCTGTAATAACGGCACCAGCAACAGCGAGGCACAAAGAAACGCTGAAACGTATGAACCAAGGATTACCAATATCAGGTAGTGGTGGTGGCGGTGGAAAGCCCAATGTTTCTATGAGTATCACAATCGCAGGTGATGCATCTGAAAAGACTGTTGGTCTCATTGAGGAACGCTTGCGGGCGTTTGAATCAAGGGTGGCACAGATTTCACAACAGGTATCTACCTCCTCGATACAAGAGGAGAACGAGATTGGCGGTATCATGAATCCAATATAATAAGGGGGTGGTTGGTGGCTATATTTGAACTACCATTTAGTGACAGGGTTGAAAGGACATCAGGCCCCTCGAAAGAGGGGTTCGCTATTGATGAAATTAACTACTCAGGGAAGATAAGACAGGTGGTATTTTCAGGACCATCACAAGAAGCATCACGGGAAGAGGTGTACCAGATTAACTGGAAACAGATCGAATACAACTCTGCGTTGGAAGTTTTAAATGGAGCAGAAAATGAGCTTGGGGTTATCTTTGATTTCTACAAGCAGGCTTACCTTGGAAAGGTCCGTTGGAAACCATTTGAGGTTGAGAACAGCAGGATCTGGGAAATAGTACCAGAATCCTTATCAAGAACAAATGTAGCTGGGTGCCTCTTCGATGTATCAATAAAGCTATCATTACTTTACACAGAATAAATAGGAGTGGATTATGGGTTTATCTACACACAGACTACTACCAAACTTAGGTGGTATGGTGCACCTTTTGACGATTGATGCATCCGTCTTCACTGGTAATCCACTACATATTAGAAGATTTGTTAATAGTTATGGAGAAGATGGCACGGGTGTTAAATACCAAGGGAACCAGTTTGAACCTTTTGCCTACAAACTGGATACAGTTGATCGGAGTACAAAATCAACAAAGCAGGGGGTGAAGATCCAAATAACAGACCCCAATTATGAGTTCACCAGATTTATAGATTCCATTGGTGGGAGTCTGGAGGGGGCGAGGGTCTATGAATACAAGGTGTATGAACGGTTCCTCGATAATGGGATAGAGGCCAATATAAACGCCTACGTTAAAAGAGTAGATCATGAGATCAGTTTTGTGACCACAGAGAAGAAGGGCCACGAGTTCATGTTAAGTACCACGGACCCACTATCGAGAGATATTGATGTGCCTACTATACAGTTCAGTGCGGGTGTCCCTAACGATACTGAGTCTCACATTAATGTGTTTCCGGCAGTTAACCGCGCAATAACAAGGGGGAGATAGTGAGTATAGAGGAGGCAATAAAGAAACATGCTCTTGAGGTGTTCCCTGAGGAGTGTGTGGGGTTTATTTGTAACGACCAATACCATCGGTTAATAAACACGGCAACTAACCCCACAGAGAGATACATGCTCTCCACTAGAGATAAGATATTTCTTAGTGGACTTGGTACATTACAAGGACTTGTCCACTCACACCCTATACTAGATAACACCCCGAGCAAGGTTGATCTTCAGGCACAACAATCCACTGGGTTTACATTCTACATAGTTGGCACAGATGGTCACAATACAACAGAGGTACGGGAGATTATTTATGAAAAATCCAGTAGCACGTAAGGTGGTATTCCATGGAATCTTTACAGAGCGATATGCCCCATCGGTTGTTGTTGGTGCTGACAGTATGTTCACCCTGTGCAGCATAATCTTCAAAGAGATATTTCCTGACTTACTTAATGAGAAGTTTACACTGGCACTAGAAGATGATAATGGGGTACAAACAGATCTTTTTGATACCGAACAGGTTCTTCTTCCAAACCAAAAAATCATACACATTATACCAAACCCAGATGGAGCAGTTTGGTGGTGGATTCCCTATCTAGTCATGGCAATTATGTCAGTAGGTGTTGCACTGTTGATGGCACCAAAGACAGATGTTAACGCTACCGACACAGCATCAGGTGCAAACTGGGAAACCGCTGAGAACGTAGTTGGTCAAGGGGGTGTTGTCCCAGTCCTCCTTGGAACCAGAATGGTTGGAAGTCGTGTTGTATCTCATGGGATTGATAGCGTACTTTATGTCAGCAAGCAAATAAGACCGAACACAGCACCATAAACTAAATAAGAGGGGGGTTCACCCAATGGCAGTAGACTTAATTTCAAAGGTTAACAGACAAGTAAATACACCCCCTCTTGACGGGGTTGATAAAGCAGTGGAGCTGTATGGGAGTGTTAAGTACACACCAACAGTGTGGGGGAGTGATAGTCTTAGTAATTTTGTTGACGTGTTGTCAATTGGTCCTATAGGGGGTGTCCACGGGCTTACACTCGATGACACACCATACACCATAGAGGAGTTCCCGAGATCACAATTTTTTAGCCATAGTGGTGATGGACAAGAGGCCCCGTGGATAGGTGGTTACCCCTATACAGAGCGTACAATTTCCATAGGAAAGAATGCTGAAGTCATTGATGGTCCTGACAGTAATACCCTTAATAGTACCACATTTACAAAGAGTGTATCTGGGCTAGGGGTGAACGCTATCAAGCTAAACTTCACCACATCAGGGTTCACACATCGGGATGATCAGGGAAGAAGGAAGTCTGCAAGAGCACAGTTTAAGGTTGAAGTTATCGATGAGAACGGAACAGCCATAACAGGGTATACAGGCTATCGAGAGGTGTACTGTTGGGTCACTAACCCAACCGCTGTTCAGGTGTCTGTGTTCCCACCAGAAGGCTGGACAGATAGACAGTGGAGTTATCGGGTGACCATGAGTATTCGCTGTCATTACTTCAATACCCCTGTTTCTGGTTCATGGACATGCTCAACAGTAACAGAGCTATACAAGGATACCCAGACATACGATAAAATCGCTTTCGTTAGTGGACAAATTGTGGCACAGGATGTGAGTGGAAAAATCCCCACAAGGCTATATCTAGCAGATGGCTACAAGGTACGTGTCCCTGAGTTTGAAATGGTAGGTGGTAAGGAAGTCTTCACTGGGTTCTTTAAAGAGGAAACGTCTAATAGTCACGCATGGAATGCGATGGCTGTTATCACAGATGCACTCGTGTTCGCTGGACAACCAATTGATAAGATAAACATCAGTTCATTCCTTGAGTTTGAACGGTACTGTGCACGAGAAGTAGATGGAGAAAGAAGCTTTTCTTTTAGTCAATATATCGTGAAAGCCACCAACTATTTTAAACTGGCATCACAGATTGTTGGTGCTGCTGATGGTAAGCTTTATGAAGATACATCTGGACGTATTGGTGTACTCATCGACAAACAAGAAGACAAAAGACGTATAATCACCAACTATGATATGGTTGATGAGGAGAATAAAAGAACAACGGTTGCAGCAAGTAAAAGAACTAACTATGTTTCTGGTGAGTTTGAAGATAAGACAAACGGATATGCTAACACTATCTTACACGAGGAAGATGTTGATGCTCAAGTTCTTAACGGACTGATAAGTACAGAGCTAACACTGGATACCTGTACCAGCCCAACAGAAGCACAGCGTGTGCTGAAGAAGTTCCTTAGTGTATCTCAGGTAATCACCACAACCCATAATCTTGTGTTAGGACATAACAACGAAGATATACAAATTGGTGACATACTTGAAATCTATGATAGACACTATTCGCGCATAAACTATTGTGGGAAGACAGCGGATGGTTCTACAACAACAGTGATACAAATTGATCGTAACACACCAATTAACCTCACAGGTATTTCGTTCCCAGAAATTGCATTTGATCTTGGGACTGGTACACAACGTGCATCTATAACAGGATGGACGGCTAACAGTGTGACACTGAACACCCCTCTTCCAGTTGCGCCACAGGGGTTTATCTCATTTGGGGTACAGTCTGCAAGTAGTGATGGATTAAAGGCATCACTTGCTAAGGTGTTAAAGGTAAGTGACAGTGATAAGGGCTACACCATAGAGTGTATCTCATACAACGATTCACTACAGGCTTATGTAGAGGGTTCTGGTGAACTTATCATTAATACAGAGCAGGTGATCCCAGAAAACACGATTGATGACATACAGGGACTCTCTGTGGGTAAAACAGCAGAGGGGATCAAGGGTACATGGCTTGGTGGGGCTGGTGAGGAATATGTATACCAGTGGAGAAAGGATGGATCATTCCTCTCTAATGGAACAACACCAAACGATAATACTACAATAATATTCCCTCTCGATTTTGGAAACTATGAACTTTATGTAGCAAAAATAAACGAAGGGTTGTCTGGTGACTTCTCAAAGGTGTCATACCAGCTTTCAGCGGGTGGTGATGGATCATCAAATCTCCCAACCCCCACAAATGTAGGTGTTTTATCTGATGGCACCACATCTTCTATATATAAAGGAAGATCCTTTAACATAGGATGGGACTATGGTGTAGATCCTCACAAGTTCATCGTCAGGGTTACCCAAGGTGCTCTTAAAATAGAAACCGTGGTTGATGGTGGTACACGCTCACTTTCTTTTAGTGAATCTGTACTATCTGGAAAGTTCGGGAGTGACTTCTCTAGAAGCTTTACCATACGAGTACTTGCTGTGGATGAATCAGCAAATGTGAGTCCATCCGGTACACGTGTTGTAGAGAACCCTGCACCGTTGCCTCCAGCCTTTACAATTGAAGATACTGGTGACATCACCATGGATACAAACACGGCACCAACTGACTTTACTGGTTGTGTGGCATTTGTGTGGGAGTCAGATGACCCAAACTCGGGTAGACCAGATGATGCTGTTGAGGTTACATCGGGGAGTATTGGGTACCTATCAGTACCAGATACAGCGATCCCGTTGCAGGGTGTTGGGTACAACTTTGAAGTTATGTGGATAGATGACTTCGGGCGAGATGGTGCACCAACTACAACCAAATCAATGACATTTATTACGGGGGGTAAAATACCAACAATCCCCGAGCTGAAGTCTGCCATCCCACTAACAACAACGGGGGTTACACTACAGTTTGCCCATGATGGTACATTCCTCAAAAAGATCCTAGCAAGCTACAGAATTTCTGGCACAACCGAGTGGACAACCCTTAGTGAGGTATTTAATATCCCCTCCACAGGGAGTAGTAACTCATACAGTCTTGCGGAAGGTCTTGGGTACATCCTAGTAACAGGGCTAGTAAGAAATACCCCATACGACTTTAAGGTTGTCGCAGCAAACACAGCTAGTGCTTATACGGAAGATTCAAATATTGTCACAGGATCACCATATTCTGATACAGTGGTGTCTGAGATAGTTGACACATTGATATTAGAAACAGGATCTGCGATTGAGGATCTGAATAACTCCGTTATCGATACAGATAATAGGTTATCCGAGATTAAGACAAAGGTTGATGACACAAAGGATCAGGTAGATGCCATCGGAGAAAACCTTGGTGATCTTAAGTTAGAAATAAAAAGTGAAGCATCACGCAGAATAGAAACAGATAGGGCACTATTCAACACTACAGTGTCAGCTGTTCAATTAAGACAAGATCTGGATAATGGATTAGGTGGGGTCACAGATGCCATATTCGTGGTGGACCCAGAAACTGGTACCATAACAAACAGAGCGTTTGCTTACACGGATAGCTCTTTCTCACAGGCGAGTGCAATCATTGATGGTGTATCCGCAGAAGTTGCAATACAAGCATCACGTGTAACCACTAGTGAGTTGAGAATAACAGAGGCAGAATCAAGCATACTTCTTCAGGCGGGGGTTCTCGATCTAAAAGCATCATACACAGAGGTAGCAGCCAGCATAGCTGGTGCAGTAGAAGCTGTATTACCTGCCTACACATTTGGATTCTTTAATTCAAGCGAGGGTTGGTCAGCTGTTAGTGGATCTCTTACACAAGGAACGGGTCAGCTGTCACTAGTGGTTGGTGATATTGAAAACCAATCCCTAAATTACGATGCTGACTCAAACCCACTAATAACGTTTACCATAGAAAGGGTAGGAGGGACAGGATGGTCTGGTGATCTTGTGGTCACCACAAGTAGTGGGGAGTTTTGGTTCACAAGTGTAATCGCAGATATAGCAGCAACAGGACAGCCAACAGTTAGAACCTTGAACTTAGGTGAAGAGGCGAGCTATACTGGAATTGTTACTGGTATAAGGATCATACTGGGTGAAGGGGGTGGTGATCTATTCACCCTCTCTAACATAACCATAGGGAAACCATCAGCTACACTTGAGGCTCTTGATGGGATAACATCTCAGGTGAATCAGCTTGGAATATCCCTTGATGCTATTGATGCAAGTCTTTCTAGCTATGTTAACACAACATTTTATGATAACAACTCTGTAACATTCAACAATATATCAACAACCCTTGATGGTGTTGATGCGATAATAAGCCTTAAAGCTTCACAACAAGAACTAGATGCCAGTGGAGCAATCGAAAAAGCTAATAATGCTGCAATTTGGATTGATGCTAGTGATGCAAACATAACTCAGGTAGTTAACAACTATATAGCGGAATCGGGTGGTATTAATGATCAGCTTGATGCGGTAGATGTTCAGTTTACTAATGTACAATCTGAGATTGACGCTGCGACTGGATTGGTAAGAGATCAGTCAATATCTGTTAATAGAGCAATCAATAAAGGTAAGGATGTAGAGAAGAACGCATTTTATACAGCAGAGCTCCAACTCAGACAACAGAAGAATACGCTTGAGATAGGCGAAAGTCTCGCTACGGCCGATAGGCAGCTACAGGCGGTAACCACAGCTCAATCAGCCACAGCACAGGAAGTACTTGATCTTAAATCAAGTGTTGGATCAGAGGTTGGACAAATAAACTCATCCATCTTCACACTAAATCAAACACAGGCGTTTCTCTCCACAGCAACAACAACACGCTTCATAGAACTCAATGCCCTAGTTGGAGATAATACAGCTGAGATTGTGGATGTGAAGCAATTGGTGGTTGATGAAGGTGAGGCGAGAGCAACAGCTATACTGGACATAAACACAGCAATTGGTGATAGCGATGCAAGGGTTCTTGCGAATAAAGAGGCAATCTCTACAGAGACAGAATCTAGGGTTGCTGCACTGGACTCACTATCCACCAATCTTGGGGACGCAATATCTAGCTCTGCTGAGACACTCCTTCTTGCCATATCGACAGAGGAAGATGCAAGGATCAGTGCTGTTTCAACACTAACAACCAATGTTGGTGATAATACATCAGCGATCATCGATAATAACAACCTTATAACAGATGAGTCTACGGCCAGAGCTGATGCAGTGTCAGCAATAACTGTACGGGTTTCGGACAATGAAACTGATATCATCAGTATCAAGCAGGCGGTTGTTGATGAAAACGAGGCAAGAGCAACATCATATGATTCTCTCTTAACGAAGATTGGCGATAATGAGTCAGAGATAACAAGTGTTGCAACTTCTGTCACAACAGAAACAACAGCTAGATCAGATGCAATCACACTGCTTTCCTCACAAGTAGGTGAGGATATTGCCACTGTTGATAGAGCAGCTAAATCTGCCATAGGCTACTGTACTATTGGTGGTGTGGTATCGGGACACAACACAAAGACCACATGTGAGTCCAGTGGTGGTGTGTGGACAAACTCTCCACTGGCAGAGGCTGTGACAAATGTACAAGTAAGTTCTGGCGGTAACACAGCAACGGTTGGAAGCTTCTTCGGTGCATTCTCAGACCTTGAAGGGCAAGTAACAGGAAAAGCTGTGATGGGTGTGACAACCAATGGCGATTTCACAGGAATGGAAGTGATTGGTGGGACATCCGTGAGCAAGATTTCATTCAAGGGTGATGAGTTCGAACTTAAAGATACCAGTGGTGTATCCGCAATGAAGTACTCAGCAGCAGCGGGTGAGTGGGTGTTCACAGGGAGACTCGTTATCGGTGGATACTCAGTTAGCTCCGAGGCCGACATACGAGCATTAGATGGTAAGGATGGTACCGATGGGAAGGTGGGTGTGTCTATCTCAGCAACAGTTTCCTACAACTTTATAGGGACAAATGATGGGTGGGTAGCAAACAGCTCAACAATAGTAAACGGAACATCCTCTGCAACGTACACAACCACAGGTACTGATCCAAACTTAATCAAGAATGGGCTACAGATCCATGGTGCAAGTGACTACCTAGTAACCATACGGGTAAGGTGTACAAGCGGGGATATTACCAACAACAGGGTTGATATATTTTATGTAACCACATCTCATGGGTATAGTAGTTCATACCTGATGAGGGACTCATCTGCATCTGCATCTTTCGTCCAAAATGAGTGGATTACACTGACCTACGATATGCGTGATCTGACGAACGGGGGTTCTGACTGGGAAGATAGTCTGATAACAAGTATAAGACTGGATCTCACAAATGATACAGGATCAACGTTTGAAATTGACCATATATCTGTTGGGAGGTATGGTGCAAGTGTAAATGGTGTAGATGGTGCAGTAGGTGCAGTAGGTGCTGGGTTTTATGGTGGAACATTCTCTACCATTAGCTGGGTAACTGCAACGGCAAATAGTCGATTCACAGCACTTGTTAACAGATCACCTGTCAACCTTGATATCTTTACACAAACAAGATCTGATGGAACAGCTTCTCAGGCCAGACAGTACAACGGAGGATCATGGACAACTGTGGCCCTGCAGGTTGACGGGACGATTGTTGCCAAAGGTACAATAGCCGGAGATAGGTTGGTAGCAGGGACAGAAATAACCGCACCAAATATAATTGGCGGCAAGTTGGCAACTGCATCAGGAACTGGCACAAGGACGGAAATCTATGATGATGGTACATATCTGATTTGGTCTGGATCTGGAGCAAAGACTGATGCAAATGGAAAGTTCTGGGTTAAAAATGATGGCACTGGATTTGTTAGTGGAAGTTTCTTCTCTGGACAGATACTAGAGTCAAAATTCTCATCAGGAACAACAACAGCATCTGTATCTCATAAGAGCGCTGGCAATGACGTAGAAGTGACTGTAACCAGCAACGGAACAGGGTATCTTGTTTCCTCATCACCACCTAGTGCTGTTGGTACAACAACCCATACAAGAACATATACCATAAAAAGGGGTACCACAATTGTAGACTCTGGGATCATCACTGTGACACGAGTTGTTGAATATGACCCTGAGGG